TAAATTAGTGCAAACCATGCGCCCCTGATTTAAATATTCCTGAATACGTGAAACGGCAACAAGCGTTTTGCCAGAACCTAATTTGCCTGTAACAACATAAACAGCCATTTACTTTACAACCTCCCATTGTTTCTCGAGGATATAGCCGCCAATAGTGAACATGGCGCAAAAAGCCTCAGCAGAAAGAATAATGCTAAGGCAAAGCCCTGTATTTGATGGTAAGAACAAACTCGCGGCTGCAAGTTCTGGCGGAGCGGAAACTAACAACTGCCCTACCCATCCCTCGAACTTATCATAAAGCTCAATAAGTCCAGCAGAGAATAAACCGATAAAAGTTAATGCAAAACCAATTTTTAAAATTCGTTTTGTAGCAAAGTAAATCATTACAGCGGTTACTATGCGCTGAATTAGAGCGACAACGGCTGGAATACCTAATAGTGCTGGAAGCATTTTATTTACCTGCGTTAATTGAAATAGTTGAATAGAACAAATGCCTTAAATATATGAGTGTCAAAATTGCAAACACCCAATATAAAAGACCCCTTATTTTTTCAGCGGAAGAGCAAACTTCAATAGTAAACTCGCCCATGGTAAATGAACAATTTGAAGAGCCAGCTGGAAAAATGTTTTCCAATGAAGCAAAAACAGTGCGTTGAGAAGTTGCTTTAATCTCGTTAAAAACACCATCTTCTAAAAATGTATCGTAATCAGATTTGATAGCCTTATTTTCGTCATCTAATGATTTATCCATTTCAGTATTATCTGGAATTGGAGACTCATCTATTAATGTCTTAGCCGCATCCTTCATGCCATTTATTAAACGGTCATAGTCGAGAGTAAAATCAAAGCCACCGCCACCACCGCCGCCATTATCACCACCTAATTGACAGCTGGGCGCTAACGGATTTTTTTTACAGAAATTAGAGCCACTTTGACAACTTTCTACTGTAGGATTTTTTTCACAAAAACTTGGCTCAGGGGTGGTTTGTTGCTCCTTACAAACAGGAGCGTCAGGAACGGTAGTGCAATCAACTGGTGCAGGTTCACAGGATGCACCCGTACATTGCTCATCACGAAAACAAATGAATTGGCCGTTGACATAACCACAGCCGTCTACACATTCAAACTCACTAGAACAATAATTTTTTGGGTCTGCCGCACAGGCGTAACCACCTGCGTAAGGAACGCATTGTTCAGGCTGAGGCTGTGGTTCATTGGTGTTTTTATCATAGTCAGGAATTTGTTCTGCATCGCCAAAGCAGCCCTTTTCTAGGTTTGGTTGATAATAAGGAGTGGCGCCCTGATTTACTCGAGAGAATGCACAGCGAGAGCCATCTTCAAAAGTCTTACAGACTAATGGAGCAGTATTTGAACCAGCAGTTAGGATAGAGCCAGAATTAAATAAGTCTGAGCATTTAGAATTATTATCCAACTCATTAGGGTCATAGCATTTTTCTGGTACACCATCATTATTTGTATCTAATGGAAAAATATAACTAGGGAATTGACTTGGAGGGCAAGAAGTAGAATTTGAATCACGTTCAAATAATATATACCCCAATATGCCACCAGTTTGAGCGGGAGGTGGATTATAAGCGGGCTTAGTCCAAGTCTTTGTACCAGTCCAATCTACACGATAATTAGGTGCAGACTCATTAATTACAACAACTGAAACTGAGACGCCTGAAATGTACCAATCCGAACCAGTCATAGTGATTTGTGATGTATAAGAAGAAACTAAAGAGTAACAAAAGTCATATGTTTTTGATGTAGCCGTAACCGTAGTTGACGTACTTGTTGTGCACTTAAATAATTTCTGCACATCAGTATTGGGTGGTTGAAAAGTAGAAATATCATAAATATTCGAATGAACATTGTTTGAAATAAAAAGGGCTGCTATCAGCCCAAAAGCTAAAAACAGCCCTTTCATAATTTAGCCCCTTATTAGGTCGCTTTAGAAGAGAATTTCTTGAACAACTTAATAGAAAGAATGGCTGTAAAGACGATACCGATTACAGGCCACACATAACCTTCATATTCAGTTGCTTTAGCGCCAATAGCTGTAAATACAGCGGCAGCACCATCACCTTCTGCATGAGCAGCAGCGATAGAACCCAAGAACGCGGCAGAGCCTGCAGCGATTTTAGAACCATATTTTTGACACATATTGCGGATTTTCATGTTTAATACCTCTTTAGGTTGAAGAGTGGGCAAATAATCGAAACAAATAAAACTTGTAACCGATTGCAAACCCGAGCGCATAGCTGAACAAACCAAGCCCAACTAATTCCATTAGGAAATCAATATTAATTGATTGCCAAAAAGTTAATTCTACTTCCATGATTCACCGTTCCCCCATCCGATAGCGAATGGAATAACAATGAGCAAAGCTAAAAGTAATTCGTTTAAATAAGGCATGGTGCCTCGCTTAATGTGCTTTCGTGATTAACAACGTCACATAAGGCGCATTCAAATAATTCATCACCAAACTGATTAACAGGCTGTTGAATATCTGTATGAAATACCTGTTTACAGCATGAGCAAAACCAAAAACCTATTAAGTCGTCCATGACTAATTATCCTTATGCTGATTTGCGGCCGAGAAGCGAATCTAAATCAGACCAAGGAGCTAGAATCACTTTGAAGGGATTGATTTCTGGCTTATTGAACTTGTTCGCCTGAAAGCTGCTTGGGTGCATGAAATACTGCCCCGCTGGATAAGCTGGCTGACCTTCCTCTAAGGGGATTTGCACCTTCACAGGGTAACGGCCGCCAGTGTACATATAACCAACTTGCCAATAGATAGTACGAGCAGGCTTACCCTCTTTGGCTGGGAAAGTCTGATTTTGTAAGGCGCAGTCTTGAGCATCTAATTCGATTTTTAACATGATATTTCCTTAGCTTACGGCACGTAAGCCTTCTCTAAATTGCTTGTATAGTGGTTTTGGCTCTTGCCAGTTCTGCGGGTGTTGCTTGGTAAAGTCGACGTTAATCATTCTGATTAGCGGCACGACATTTGAGGCTGCGTGAGCCTGCAAATTCTGTAAGTAAGCGCGGGGGATTACTGAGGAAATCAAGTTTATGTTGTAATAAAAAGTAGACTCAGGGGTGGTCAACTTGACTTCATCCCAACCTTCATTTTTAAGGCTGCGAATAAAACGGAATAACCTATCAGCCTTGGCATAGCTAACCTTGCCCTTCGAGGAAACGGTTTGATAATTCGCTCTGAGAGCATCTCTAACTTCGTCATCGTTATATATGTTCACTTGATTACCCTCGAACGTTTTAAATATGTCTTCCCACGCATGCCACCACATGTATTGAATTGGGCAGTGACGCTTGGCCATGTTCTCGCAATGTTCAACAAAATCACCGACCCGAATCGGGAAGCCCAAACGCTTTAACATGCGAGGCATGATAGAGGCTTCGAAACGGAGCGAGTTATGCGCAAAGGATTGAACCTCTGGGCTTTGCATTGCATCGAGTTGGCGCTGATATACGTCAGCCTGTGTTTTCTTTAACTTGTCCTGCGTGTCTTTAATTGCTTGCTGTAGCTCGAAATGTTTTAAGTACGCTTTTAGTTGCTTATGGCGGGATGCTGCTTTGCCGCCGTTAGAATTTTTTGTGCCCCAATAGGCAGTTGTATCGTGCGATGATTTGCTAGATCGAGTCTGACCAGATGAGAGATTTCTAAGGGCGTGAATAGCGTTTCTCGCCTCACTCTCACTAGATAAGTGAGCAGTGAAAGTACAGTCGATTTGTTTTATCTGGGCGCTGTAAAAATCCAGCATTTCAGATAAGCGAGGCATGCCAACAGAAAATGTTGTCACCAAAGCCTCTACGCACAGCCTGGCATCATCAGAGCCGAAAACGTTATGACCTTGAAGTAGCTTTGCTGGACT